GTCAGGATATGCAACTTCAAATATAGAAGGGTCCATAGAAGGATATATTATTGCATCTCTTGTAGCACCTTTTATATCATATATATTTCCGCTATATCCATTATCAATGTCATAAAGATTGTAAATTCTTAAATTCTTTACTGTTTGTACACCTTCGATCTTATCTAATTCGGTAGCTATTTTAGGTAGCATTATTGGCTCGTTTATAGACCAGTTATCAGGGTCAAAAATACATTTAAGCTTGTCTATACAATGTAAAAGTACCTCTTTATTTTGATAGCCTGGTCTTGGAAGTATAGAAAAATCTACACCTATATTGATAACGTGAGCCGTTTTTATATTTATAGCATCTGTCAACATTCTATATTGTGACAAGTAAGTTTGAAGGTTCGCCTTTGCCAAATCCGTCATTGGTACGCATCTTTTATCTTTATCATATGCTAATGCATATAGATTTATAGCTAAAGGATTTTTAATTTCATGTGTACCTACAGTCTGCATCCAGTACTGCTCGTCTTTATCTAAATATGCCTTTGAAACAGAGCCATATTTTGGTGGCATTGCATATACTCTCGCAATATAATCTTCTCTTGTAACTGCTCTGTTTTGAGATGAATAATGTGCAAGTGCATTTTGTCTTATATCGTCTGTTGTTTCTTCTGAACGTCCTCCAACTGCAGGTTGTAGATTTATACATGCTAATGAGTTTTTAACAACGGTAACTTTTCCTGCATCTAATTCATCTGTGTCTAACCAATAATAATCCCCGTCTTTAACTATTTCATTTATTTTTCTAGCTGAAACATTAGATGCCAAACCTCCACCTTCTAAATATCTTACTGTTAATGTGCAATCCATAGGGGCCTGGCCATAAGCTCTTGTAAACATTGTATTTGTAGGGTCAAAAGCTATATCAACGTAAGTAGTACCATTCATATAATTTGCAGAAGTATTACCATAAGGTAATGCCATACCTATATTTTCAGGGTTAGGAACTATAACCTCATCGGGCTGTGTAGATATACCTGCTCCGAACCATATTTGTGTATAGTTATCGGCTTTAACGTGAGTAGTAAATCTCCTTGATGTTCTTCTAAGCTTTAATATATATGGAGCATCATAATTATATACAGACATTTCAGGGTCTGCGGCCCAGTTGTTAACTACGTCTTCAAATATATTATCTTGAGCAAGATATGGTACTTCATACCATTTGTTACCTGCATCGTCTTTTATATCTAACACACCTATTACTTTTGTTGAGTCAAGCTGAATTTTATCAAATTTTCTTGGGTCGTCAAATACAAATTCCTCAGATTTAACTTCACCTGCTATTGCTGATACTTCTTTTTTCAATAAAAAATATTCAGGGTCGCCAGAACCGTCAACTTTATATACTGTAACTTCTCTACGACTCTGAGGTGTGTCTTGTTTGAAGTCGACAGAATCTTGAGTCATGAAAACTTCATTTGTTTTTGTCTTCACTTCTATTCCAGACATTATTTCCATTGCATATCTAAAATCAGGCTGCATTGTTGCTGAGTCTACTGGAACTACTTGGTACATTGACATGTTTACGATAGCAGGTACAACTGGCTTAGTTGTATACCCTAACGCTCTTGCAATATCTATAATATTAGTTCGCTCTTCTGCGTGAACCAATAAACTTTCTTTAAGCTGTGAGTCTACATAATAAGATAAAACGTCTCCTACATAAGCTGACATTTCTATAAACATCATACCTGGTGATGATTCATTAAAGTCATTGTATATATCAGGGAAGTAATTCTTCGCATAGTTTACTAAATCATTTCTGAAATTAGAAAAATCTTTATTTAGATATTTTATATCCCTTGTTTGTTTTTTATCCAAATTGCATTGATTAGCCATTATAAAGTCCCCACATTCGCTATCGTAATCGTTTCCTTATTCATGCTGTCGTTATATAAGGCAAACGTGATAGATATATTTATTCTATTTTCAAATCCAGGTGTTTTTTCAATACCAACATTTAATATGTTTATATATGAAAGCCATATAGATACTTGCTTTAATATTCTATCTCGCAAGTCGTTTATTAGCTTAGGTGTTATATTTTCGAAAAGAGAAGCCCATACATCACAACCAAATTCTGGATGCATTACTCTCTCGCCTCTGTTTGTTAACACTAGATTTCTTAAATTTGTTTTAGCTTGTTCTTTTGTTGTATATGAAAGTGTAAAATCTCCTTGTGTTGAAGATTTAGTAGAACCATGAAAGCCATCAGTATTAGATAAGTTCAAGTCAGCCGAACCAGTCTCAGTTCCGTATGTAACCTCAAATTTTGTTACAGCGCTCGAATCATTTGTAAGAGGTAGAGTTAAACCAATTGCTCTATCTTTTTCAAAATCTATAGGGTTATATCTAAACTCTTCTCTTTTTCTCATTATTTCTTAAATCTTTTTACCAATTCTGAGTAGTCTCTATTTAATGCTTTATTTAACGATGGGTCTAATTTCGATGCGTCTACAGGCCTGTTGTTTACATCAGTCATTGGTGCAGCACCACCTTGCATTCCTGCAAACCTACTTCGTATTGAACCTGCATCCATTGTTGGCCAGTCTTCAAATTCTCCATTAGAAGAGTCAGCTTGCATTTCGTTTAATATATTATTTATTGACTTATTTTTTGTATAAGTCTTTTCAGATATAGGTTTACGTTTCTTACTACTCTCCATTGAAGTTAACACTTCGTTGATTTCGTTTGTTACAGCAGTTTTTACTTCACGTTTTACAACCTCTCTGATAATTTTTACCAAATCTTTTTTTGTCATTTTTATGCTCCTATACTTTATATTATATAAATATAACAATAGTGAGAATTAAAGCCATGTCATGGGCGTGGGTCCTGAAGTATATATTATTATTGCTTTCGTGTACCAATCATTTAACATCACCCCGCAAGCATTCATCCAGGGAAGGTTTGTTGTTGCATTATTACCGTACCCTTCTATACTTTCAAACGGAGGTTGACCTGGAGGAGGTGTCGCTGTACCTGTAGGTAAGAATCCTGGAAGTATTGCTGCAGCTTGAGCAACAAAACTATTTTTTAACGTCGAATATTTAGGCTCCGATGATTTTGCTCCAAGTAATACAGCGTATTGAGCAGCCCAGCCAGCTTTCAACATTGTGTTAGGAGGTATTAAGCCAGCACACCCAGCTTCTGTTGCGTCTGCCCAACATTTTGCCCATACTAAAGGAGGACCTGGTGGTGGAGGTTTCTGTAATTGTCCTGGTACAGGAATTGGCTTCATAGTATCACCTTCTGCACCTTCTGACCAAGTAGAAGAATTAGCATCAAGCTTTTCTTGAAGTTTCATTACGAATGGCTGTACTAAAAAAGGCATGGTTATTGCTGCATTGCCATTAGTTGAGTTTTTAACATTCCATATATCGCTGCGTTTATAGGAGGACCTGATGGCCCTGCTGGTGTTGGGTGTATCTCCATTGTCAGCTGATTAAGTGTCTCTAATAATATGTCGGCAAGAGCCGTAACATCCAATTTCCATTTTTTAGTAGAAAGACTTATATTATTTTTTGCAGCTATAAATACACTATCATTCTTAGCATTAAATATAAGACGGTCAGAGCTTATTATTATCTGAGGTTTATCCATAAACATATTCAACGGTGGCAAGTGAGGTAGTACAGGTCCTGTTGGAACAGTAACTGTTGCGGGTGCTTCTGTATTTGCTAACGATATATCTATTTTCTGAGTACTTGTCATCATAATACTTGACATATCTGCATTTATATCTTCTATCTTTTCATCAGCTGCAAATCCGTTTGTTATAATTGTCATTGGGTCACCGCTTGCGCCTCCGCCTATAGACCAAGTGTCTTTTGTTTTCTGTCCAATTTGTGTTGAACCAAATCTTACACCACAATCAAATCTACCTTGAAGTATTAAGTCTCCTTCAAATGGATGTATATGATTTGTTTGCTTTTCTTCAAATGTATCACCTGGTACATCATTAACACCTTTGTTAGAATGATAACTTGCATTTGGCATAGTGTTTTCATTTTTCTCACCATATAAAGCTATTGTATCAAGCCAATAAAATGTAGAGTTTAATGGATTTGTTTGAGCTCCTAAACTAGAAGCTTTAATACATACAACTATTTCACCTAATAAAGGTAAACACATATAATTTCTTGAAAGAGGTCTAACCCATATTGCTCCATTATCAGGACCTGAGCTAAACTTGTGGCCGCCTCCCAAAGGTTTTACTCTCATAGAACCTACAGACACATCAGTAGTATATGAAGGGCTATCTGCATTTGTTATAATTTCTACAACTTCACCACACATGATGTGGTTAGTCTGTTGCAGCTGATGAGAATCACCAAGCTTTGTTTTCTGTACTCTGTTTCTCATTTATCTATTATCCTCGACATCTTCAACTGCTTCAAGTAATTGTTTTTTCTCTTCTTCTGTAAGTAGAACACCTGACGTGTCGCCTGTATTTCTAGTTGATGCTCTTTGTACAATTGCAGCCATCTTAATTAGATGTTCGTCGTTTTTTACAGCAACTTCTAAATACTCTTTTATTATAGGTACCAATATTGTTGCATCACCCATATTTTTAATCATAGGCTGTAATTGCTTGATTAAATCATTTATTTGAGCTTCTTTTTTAGCAGAGTTGTTGTATATGTCTTCCATAAGACCAGAGAAAGTCTTACCTTTGAATATTTCTTCGTCTTGACTTTTATTACTTTCCATATTATTCTCCTATTATATATAAATATCAGATATATACAAAACAAAAGACCTGGAGTCGTTAAACCCCAGGCCTTCTATTATTTAGAACTTTTATTATTTCTTAATAAAGAATGACATTACAATTACTAATACTATCAATCCTACAAAGCCACCTTCACCAAGTGAAGTTACCAAAGCAGAAAGATTAGCGA